AGGCCAATCCCAACGGATTTCGCCATTCTCCGGCACACCATCGCCATCATCGAGCCAATAGCCGAGATCAACCGCATGGCCGGTCAAATGTCGGCTGTTCATGGTGCGCGAGGCACCGAGTGCGACAAGCTTCGCCTGACGCTCACGGGACCGCAGCCCTTCCAGCACGATGAAGGGCGCGGCCTTGCGCGCCTCGATCACCACGCGCACCAGATGTGGATGCACGCCTTGCAGGCGTTCATGGTCACGCGGCAGCAGGATGGTCATGCTCACGCCCCCGCCGCCGGAACGCGATTGAGCCAGACGCGCACGGTGCCATCGGCGGCAAGCGCCGCCTGGGTTGCGATGCCGACCTGGAAATTGCCCGTGGCAGTGGTGGTGATGCGGCGGTTGGTATTGTCCCAAAAGACGCGCACCCCGGCGGCGATAGCCAGCGCCGGTTCCTTGGTGAGGTCGAACACGCCCTGGGTCGCGGCCTCGATCATGGCGTTCTGCACGCCATCCACGGCGGCCACGCCGAACAGCGCGCCGACAAGCACACCCTGGCCGGCAGACACACCGGTCGCATAGGGCACGGCAATCGCCAGGCTATTGCCCGGCTGGATGAAGTTACGCATGGAAGGGTTCTCCTGAAACGCAACAGGCGCCCCGAAGGACGCCCGTTGCGACATTGCGATGATGAGAAAGACGGAAAGCGATCACACGCCCGGATTGAACCAGGCCCCGCGCCAATCAATGGCGCCGACGCCGAAGTCGAAAATCACACTGACCTCGACACCATCCACGCCGGAAACCGGGCCGGTGGTGACTTGCGGTCCCTCGGCACCATTCAGATAGCCATAGACATAGACCGGCGCGGTGGGCGGATCGGCAAACAGGTACCAGCGATTATTCGGAATCAGCGGTTCCACCAGCGGCTGAATGAAGCCCGCATAGATGTTCACGTTGCTGGTCTGGTTCGCAGCAACGCTCACGGTCAATTGCCGCGCATTGAGTTCAAGGCTCGGGCCGACGAGCAGCTTCATGGCATTGCCGACGGAAATCGGCAGACCATCCAGCGTCTTTTGCCGCAGGATCGCCGCGCGACCATTGGCAAGGTTGGTGATGTCCAAGGCACTCCCCGCCGCCGCCTTATTCAATCGCGCGGCGGCCGTGCCGAAGACCGCAGCCGGGCCATTGGTCAGTGTCGGGCCATCGCCATTGGCCTGATTGAGCAGCGCATAGGCCGTGGCATTCTCAAAATCCGCCACACGTCGGCCAATGGCAGCCGCGAAATCCGTGAAGGCGCCGAGGTCATCATTCACCAGCATTGGCCGCGTGACACGGATGCGCCGCGCGAAGGTTTGCAGCAGGACGATTTCCTGGCTTTCCGACATGGTGCCGGCCTGGATTTCGCCATTCTCCATCAGCGGCATGAGCGTTGGGAAATCACCGACGCGTAGATGCCGGTGCGGCTTGAAGTCGCGGAAATCGCGTCGGAGGAAAATCTGGCGATAACTTGGTGCGGCAGGCTGATAGGCCGCGAGCAGCATTTTGTTCGCTGCCGCCGAAAGCAGCAGCGGAAAATCCGAGGTGGTGTGAAAGGCGCGTTCGGCGAGCAGTGTCGGGTTGCGCGGGACATTGCGTTCACCGCGGACCCGCAGCAATTCACCAATCATGTCCGATGGCCGCCAGCCCATGAACTCAGCATGGCGCCCCGTACCCTGCGGCTGATAGCCAGGCATGCTGCGCGCGGCGAGTGCCTCCGCCATGGCATCAAGAATCTCCGAGGGCGAGTCACGCCCCGGCCCGGTTTCCGGCCGCGCGGGGACGGAGGGTGGCGGGGCGCTTTTCACCATGGCGTCGAACAAGGACCGGCGCGCCTGGTCCGGGTGCCAGCCGCGCTCGACAGCCTCACGCCGGATATGTGCGGCGGTCTCGGTGCCGACCAGGGCGCGGGCGGCGTCAATAGCGGCATCAATGCCGGAGATACGCTCACGCTCGGCGCGCTGTGCCTCACTGCGCAGTGCCTCAAGATCAGGTGGCGTTTCCACGGTAGTGGTTGCGGGCGGCGACGCGGCAGGCGGCGCCGAAGGGGCTGCCGGGATTTCCGGCGTCGTCTCGGTCATGGGGAGTTCCTCATCAGCCAGGGCAGGTTCAATGGCGAAGGACGGCGCGCCCTGCGGCGCCGCGCCACGCACTTGCGCATCCCGATCAACGGGGATGGGCACGATCGAAATCTCGAAAGGTTCCCAATCCACGGCGCGGTAGATCATCTCACCGCTCACCGGATCGGGGCACTGGTCATAGCGATGCACGCGATAGCCGATGCTGACGGCGCGCAGCGTGCCATCGGCAATGCGCTGCCAGAGCGGTTCCACATCGGCAGCGCCAGAGAATTGCAGCCGCGCATGGCCGCGCCCGCCTTCAAGTCGGGCTGCAATGACACGCCCCAGCACATCACGCGCATCGCTGCTGCGGTGCGTGTTCAGCACCGGCGCATTGCCGGAGCCGAGTTGCGCCATGCGCACCGCATTGGGCGACATGTCCAATTCCTCGGTGATGCCGCCGAGGGACGGGACAAAGTTGCGCGCCCGCGCGCCGGTGGACCAGACGACCTCCACCGTGCGCGCGGCACGATCCACGGTCGCGGGTGCGGTGATGGCGCGCCGCGCGGTGATCGATTGCCCATCGGCGGGAAGTCGATCGGACAAAGTGAGATCAGCCGGCGCGGGATCGCTCCCGCCCGGGTCGGGCATTTCCGTCATGGGGTATTCCTTGATCGTGGAGATTAAGGCGCGGCGTAGCCTTGCAGATTGGCAATCACGACGCTGCCCGCGCTGACTGCCTGGACATTCAGCACTGCATTCGCCGTGCCCTTCAGCGGGCTTGGAAAGCTGATCCCAAGCAGCCCGCTATTGGCCGGCAATTGGCAGCGCCACAGCACCGTTGCCGCGCCATCCTTGATCTGAAACTCGGTCGCGGTGGCTGACGCATTCTGCACTTGCAGGCCAGTGACGTAATTCCGGATGCCAGCCCCCGCCGCGGCCTTGGCCGCCGTATCGGCAGCAGTGGCAAGCCCGGCAAGCGGCCCGGCATAGGACCAATCCAATTCAGGGATGGAGAATGGCTTGCTGATCAGCGCACCCACCAGCGTCGTGATCAAATCCGCGACATCACCAGTGGCAACCGCCGCATAATTCGCCGTCGCGGCGCGGCCACCGACCCGCACCGGCGCGCCCGCAATCACCGCATCATGCGCCGCCTGACCGACAATGGCCGGTGCCGCTGGCATGCCAACCACATTTACCGCGACACTCTGCCCAGCGACAGACTGCCCGCGCCCGGCCGTGATCTCCGCCGTCAGTTCCGCGTAATCCTGCACCGCCAGGAATTGCACCAGAGCGTTGCTGCTGCTCGCAGGCGGCGTTGCACCATTCAGCCAGCGTAGCCGCACCTTGTAGAGCGCATTGGGATCGGGGATTTGCTGATGCCGGCGATAGGAATTCGCCCGGCCCGTGGTGGCATCCAAAACACCGCCATGAAACCATGCCTCGTCGGCAAAAGCCTCGATCTCATAAATCCCATTGCTTGTAGTCGAGGGAAAGGTCGAAACCGCCGAGGAAAGCCGTGCGAGCCCCCCGCTCTGCACCTCATACTTCGCCTGGGCGGGGTTGGTGCCATCAAACAGCAAGGCCGCCGCATGCAGCCCATCGGGTAGACCAGTCTCGCGGTTCACGCTCACGGCCTCGACCAGAAAACCCTGATTGGCAATGCGCTGCGACAGCGTCACGGCAATCGAGATACGAAAGGGGATGGTGAAAACCTCGGTGCTGAGCAGCCAGGTTTCCGCATTCGCCGCGATGCCGCTGGCCATGGTCAACACGCCGCCGGCGACACCAAGGCTGGCACCGCTGCCGATCTGCTGCGTCCATTTGCCGGGGTTGACCTCGCTACCGTTGAAGCTGTCGCGCCATTTCTTTTGGACGCTCTTTACCTTGAGCATGTCCTCAATGGGATCATAGCCGCCTGCGGTCATGGTGCTGCTCCCGTTGTGGTGTCTGGGCGTGGCGGCGCTGCCGCCCCGGTCGCGGCGATTTCCACTGCCGCCATTTGCGCCGCGTCCTGCGCGCCGCCGGATTTGGCGACACGCCGGGGATCGGTATCAAGCGAGATGCCAGCCGCATCGAGCGCGGCATTGGCTTCGCGAATCATCTCGACCGCCGAGCGGAAATCATAGCCAAAGGCGCCGGCAGCCTCGGGCTGCGGCACAAAGCCCGCGCGCACCTGGGCGATCAGCGCGGTGGTGTCCTTCAGCGGGTCGATCATTTCATGCGCTGGCGGCACATGCGCGACACCTTTTGGCATCGCGTCCACCCAAAGCCCGAGCAGCGCGCCTTGCGCGTGAAAGCGCTCGGCGATGGGCCGCACCAGCATCGGGATCAGCATGCCGTATTGCATCTGTTCGCACATGCGCCGGAATTCGATCTTGCCGGCGCGGAGGCTCGAGTAATTCGCCTGGGTCAGATCGCCGGAAACCTGGTCATAGGTGAGGCCCGCGCCAACGGCAGCAGCTTCAAGCGAACGCCGCGCAAAGGCGGTATGCGACCCACCGCCGGAGGGGTTCACCACACTTACATCACCCTGGCCGCGCCGGTAGAGGATCATCCCAGGCTCGAAGCTTTCCACCGCGCGGCCTTGGGCATCGCGGAGCAGGCCGGAATTACTATCGCTGGGCTTGGTGAGGGTTTCCTCGCCATCATCGGTGACCACCGCCGCAAGGCAGGCTTCGATCTTGGCCTTCATCAGCAGCGCGGCCTCGTAATCACCAAGATCACGCAGCCGGAGCAGCACGGGCGCGAGCCAGGAGACATCGCGTAATTGCCCAGGCCGCCGCTTGCGGAACACATGCAGCACATCGCGCGCGGGGATGAAATCACTCGCCAGCCGCGCGCCCGGCAGCATCCAGGCGCCGGGATGGGTGGGGAATAGCCAGTAGCCAATCGGCTCGCCAAGTTTTCCAAGCGCGATGCCCTGGATGGTCGGCGCGCCATTCACCACGCCATTGCGCGCGGTATCCAGATGATCGCTTTCCAATACCTGCAAGCTGAGACCGATCGGGTTCCGCGGCGATGTCGGCACGCTCAGCAGCCGGATGAAGCATTCACCGCTTTCGACGACCGCGCGCATGGCCAGCGCCTGCAGGCCATAGAGATCGAGCTTGTCCTCGGCGTCGCAGGCCGTGCTATCCGCCCAGGCCTGCCAGGCATTGCGATGCGCGGTTTCAGGCCAGCGTGTCGTGATGCCCGCACCGACGGCGTTGCCGGTCCAAAGGTCCACGATACGCGCGGCATAGGGATCATTGCGCACCGCATCGCGCGCGCGCCTTGCGACACTGGCGGCGGCCATGCCGACCTCGCCATTGGCACTGCCGCCCGAGGGCGACCAGGTCGAGGCACGGTTCTCCTGCGCGGCGGCGTAACCCCGGAGGGCATTCCAGGCAGCGCGCAGGTGGAGCTTCATCATGCGTTCCTTGTGAAGCTGGCGAGTGTGACGCCCGGCCGCCGCGCGGTGGTGTTCTCGGCGCCGTAAAGGGCGACGATAGCGCGGCCCAATTCATCCAGGCTGCGATATTCGACGGTGCGGCCTTCGAAGGTCACGCGGGTGACGCCGCCGGTATAAGCAGAGGCCAGCACGGCAGCGCGGCTGCCCGCGGGCTGCGCCAAGGCCCAGGCGAGGGTGGCGGGATCCAAGGCTGCTCACCCGCCAGCGGCGCGCGATAGGGCACGCAGGATCGGCAGGATCTGCGCGCCACCCGCGCCCAGCGCGATCAGCACGGCGACGATGCCCCAGATCGCGCCCTCAATCCGGCGCGTCTGCTTGCGGAGGCCACAGATCTCCGCGCGCACCGCCGTATAGCGCTCGGCGCAGCGCTCGACATGCAGCGCCAGATCCTCGCGCTCGCGCGCGTGGAGTTCCCCATTACTCATGATTTCCTCGCTGATAAAAGGTTCACCGAACCAGGCGTCGGGGAAGAGGTATTTCAAACCCCCGAAGAGCTACCCTGAAGCTAGCGGTGTTTCAGGCGGCCACCGCCGCGCCCAGACAGTTACAGGTGGCGGCCGACATCCATGCGCTGATGCAGCACGCGAACGACAATAAGTTCCCGCTCGGTGAGGCGATAAAACACAAGATGCGAGCCGACCGCGTATTTGAAGTAGCCGTCCCGGATATCGACAACCCGTCCGGTTTTTCTGCCGGTCGCCAGACCATCGAAAGCATCTACGATGGCAGCATGGTAACCGTCCGCCTGCTCAATCGACCAATTTCTATATGTGTAGAGCCAGATTTCTTCGAGATCCGCTTCCGCCCTGGGCGACAGCAAAAAAGCCCGGGCTTTACCTGGCATGTTTGCTGCGCATGCGCTTGAGGAACGCGCCATTGTCAAACGGTGCCGGTTGGCCGGATTCCTCACCGACAATGAGCGCGTCCTGTAGGGCCTTCACCTTGGCCTCATGCTCTTCCAGCAAACGGAGACCCGCCCGCACCACATCGCTGGCGGAGCCGTAGCGGCCCGATTGAACCTGCACATCGATGAAGTTGGCGAAATGATCGCCAATTGAAACAGACGTATTGCGTGCCATGACCTACCTCCTGGCTAGTGCCAAGATATACCAATTTTTGGTATTGGTCGCCACCCCTTTCTTTCTGCACTGTGGCATTGGCCTCCCGAAAGTAATCAGCGCAGCCAACCGCCACGCGGCGCCAGCCAGCCGGGCCGGCGCATCAGCGGCGGTGGTTCTGAGTTTGGCGCTGGCTCAAGCCGGGGAGGTTCCGGCATTTCCACCGGCGCATTCGCGATGTCCTCCCGCAGCCTCAGCCAGAACCGCTCACCATACCGATCCGCGCCCAGCAACCACAGCGCCGCGCGTGCCAGCACCGCGCAGTCCAGCGCCTCATTCCGATCCCGCAGCTTCGCCCATTCCTGCCGCACAAAGCCGCGCCGATCCTTCACCTGATGCAGCTGCTCGGCGACCAGCTGCTTGACCCATTCAACCTCAATCCCCTGCGGCAAATGCACCCAGCCAGGTGGAAATTCCGCTGCCTCGCCGCGCCCAAGCCAAAGCCGACGATAGAGATCAACCTTCCAGGTCGAAACGGACACCGTCCAAAGCTTCAAGCCGCGCCGTAGCTTGCGCCCATCCACCAACGCATCGACAGGCGTCGGGCCCTGCACCGGTTGCGCGCGGTTCCAACCCTCCACACCCTTGGTCGGCGCAATGCGCGGGTCGCGCAGCCGCCGCAGATGGCCATAGACCGCCGCCGTATCGCGCCCGCCGGTATCAACACACGCCTTGGCAATGCGGATGGCACCGCCATTCGCCCGCGGCCAATCGCGTGCCAGCAAGGCTGACAACGCATCCCAAGGCGCACGGTCACGCGGGCTGCCCGCGATGACAATGTGATCGACGAGCCAGGAGGAATAACCCTCCGCCCAGGCCCAGATATCGCATTCCAGCCGATCATCCTGCACATCCACGCCCGCTGTCAGCACCAGCGCGTCCCGCGCCACAACACCAAGCCGGAAATCCTCGCGCCGTTCCACCAGGCGTTCCCAATCCGGTGCCTCGCCACGATCCTGCCAGGTCTCGCCCAGCACCGTGTTGCGGAAGGTTTTGAGATCCTCAGCCTTGCCCTGCGCTGCCTCCCAATCGCGCGCGATCTGTTCCCAGGAAAGCCAGCCAACCGGCGAATAGAGCGCAGAGATATGAAAGCCGATCGTATGCGGGTTCTCCGCCGATGCCGTCGGCCGCCATTCGCCGGCGGCGAGCATGGCGGTTTTGTGGCGCTCCTCAATCGGCGTGTCGCATTCCTCGCAATGGTAGCGCACGCTGCGCGGGTCACCCTTTTCCCAGATCAGGCGCTCGAATTTCAGCCATTGCATGGCGCCGCAGTGTGGGCAGGGCAGGAAATAGCGCCGCTGGTCTGAGGCCGCGTATTCCCGTTCAATCCGGCTGCGCCCTGCAATAGTTGGCGTTGAGACCAGAAACGCCTTCCTGCGCCAACCGAAGGTGCGCGCCCGGGCCTCTGCCAAGGCAATGGGGTCGCCTTCGCCTTCGATATCGCCGGGATAGGCGTCCACCTCATCGAGAAATAGAAACCTGGCCGGCATGGAGCGCAGCCCGACTGCGCTATTCGCCCCCGTCAGCACGAGAATGCCGCCGGGGAATTCCTTGGATAGCATCGTATTGCCGCTGTCGCGCGCGCGGGCTGGGGCCACACGATCCCGGAGCGCGGGCGTTTCTTCCAGCAATGGATCAATGCGCTGGCGGGAGAAGCGCTTGGCCAGTTCGACGGTTGGCTGCACGGCAAGCACCGGTGCCGGGACGTGATGCATGATGTAGCCGAGCCAGTTATTCCCTGCTTCAGAACCGCCAGTCTGCGCCCCTTTCATCACGACGATCCGCTGTGCCGGATGCACAGCAGACAGCGCATCCATCACATCGCGGAGATACGGCGTGCGGCTGGTGCGCCAGGGGCCGGGCTCGGAT